AGACCGTAGGAGCCATTGCCGCCCGACACACCGACGGTCTTGCCGCCGCCCACGTCATAGGCCTGATACGAGAAGTCAGCGTTGCCGCCATAGACGTTGACGCCCTTGGTTCCACCGCCAGACGACGGGACCGTGTATTGCTGGATGCCGATCGCGATCGTGCGGTTCGGGATGTTCATGATCGACTGGGACAGCGACTTTATCGACGATTCCAGATCGCGGACCCGGAAGTTGCCGTTGATCAGCGCATTGACGAAGGCATCGATGGACTTGCTGTCGCCGCCGATCTGCTGAAGGCTGCCGCGGATCAGTTCCAGGCTCTCATGCGCCGTCTGGGCGGTGATAGAGCCGTTGTCGAGGGCCGCAAACACCTTCTGGATCGACGTAGCAGCGGCTTCGATCGCGCCGGAGGCTTCCTTGCCGACGCCGGCGCCGAAGACGTCGGAAACGGGCGTCTGTGCCGCTGCCGCAAGTGTTGCCTGAATGTCCTTGAGTTCCGTTTTCATGGAGCGCAACTGGCTACCGGACTGCTCGAAGGTGGCAAGCGTCTGCCGGCGGGAATCGTTCAGTTGCTGGTTGACATCGATGACAGTGCCGGATGCCTGCTTGCCTGCTGTGGCAACGCTTCCGACGGCGGTGCCGAGCGAGCTGGCGCCTTGGATGGACTTCGAAAAATCCATATTCGCAAGGTCCGACAGGCGATCACGGGCACGGTTCGTGCCTACCCGATCCACGATGGCGCTGCCGAGGTCGCGAATCGGCGTGCTCGACATGATGTCATTAATGCTGCTGTTGCGCTGATCTGCAGCCTTGGCAAGCGCGTCGGCATAGGGATTTTCGCGCGGTGCGATTGCCTGGCTGGAGGCGTTTATCGACGGAACGTTGACGCCGGGGATCTTGTTGAATGCCGCGATGATGGAATCGACCGCATCAGATGAGGCCTTCACAAGGCTGTTGAGCTCTTTGATCGCAGCGTTAACCGCGCCGACAAAGGCCGCGCCAATGACGTTCGGAAGTTGATCCCACACGAAGGCGATATCCGCGCCAGCCGCCCGGAAAGAATTGATCACCAGTTCGGCAATATCGACGGCGGCCGACGAGAGCTTGTCGAAGGCGTAGAACAGCGGATCGAGCAGGGTCGAAACGGCCGGCCCGAAGGTGGACTGCAGGCCGTCGCGGATCACTTGGAATGTCGCGGCCATGACCTCGCCCCACGAGACAGTGTCGCGCAGTGCGATGCTTGCCTGTTCCCTGACGCTGGCAAGGCCGATGGCGATCGGTGCGAGCAGCGCGCCCCATTTGCCGAAGCGCATCGCCGCATTACCCGCCATGTTCGCGGTCTCGCGCAGTGCTGTGACAACGCCGCCCTGGCCGCCGTAGATCTGGCTGATCTGGCTGCCCTGCTGGACGGCAACCATCAGCGGGTTCATGCCGGAGGCGAGCGAAACGCCGATGTCATTCAGTTGGAAGATCAGGTTTGTGCGTTGAAATGCTGCCATGCGGGCAGCAGCGTTGTTCGCATGGATTGCCGCAGTATTCGACGCGAATGCAGTGGTGTGGCCTTTGATCGCAGCAATGGCCGACAATGACGCTTGCCGCTCGCGGGACAGCGCCGCCGACATCTCATTGACCGATAGCGCACCCAGCCTATGCGCCTGGCGAATTTCATCCTGCGTCTGCTTGTAGCGCTGGAGAACCGCAAACGTCGGATTGAACTTAGCGCGCATGGCGTCTTGCGCCTGCGCCATCACCTGAAATGAATCCTGCGCCGACTTCGCCGCCTGGCGCGTCACCTGTGCCATCTGGTCGATGCGCTGCTGGGCCGTAACCGCAGCCTGTCCAATCTCTTGGAACTCGCGCTTGACCACGCGACCGCCGGTCTGCGCGCCCGACGGATCGATATAGAGCGATACGCCTCTATCCATGGCTTCAGACCTTTGGTTTCGGTTTGGGTTTGCGGGCGCGGAACCATTCGAGGAAGGCCGCGTCCATGTCGATGATGATCCGGCAGAGCTGGGACCGCAGATCGTAGTCCTTGAGGCCGATCAGATCGGCATAGGCGAGAATGTCCGCGAGGACGATATCGGAGAGACCGCCGAACGATGATCGGCGAGCCCTGGAAAGGATCTGGAACGCCTTCCAGAAGAGAACATTGCCGGGATCTGGTGTTACCCGCCTATCCAGTGCTGATGGACGTTTGCCGGTGTCTCGCTCGATGTCCTCTAGGAATTCAAGCTGTTCGCCCCACTCCAGGTTCCAGAGCAGGGCGTCGATTAGTTTTTTGCGGCCGCCTCTTCCTGCACCTTGCGGAAGTTGGAGAGGTCGCTGCAATCCTCCTGGAACAGGGCAAAAACGCGCCGGAAGGCGGTGGTTTCCATCATCGCCACGAAATTGTCAGTGGTCGGATCGATCGGCCTGCCGTCCGACTTCGCCGTGGTCGACCACTTCAGGACAACGGTCGTGGCGTAGAGCCGGATGATGTCGGCAAACTGCTTGGCCGGATCCACCTGCCCGAGCTTGGCCTCGCGCTGATGCCGCTGGGAGAGCTTGACGAAGGCCTGCGTGAACTCTTCGTTGTCGTCGCCGGCAATCTTGGAGATCACCGTCACATCGCCATACGGCGTGGCATAGTGGAAGGTCACGCCCTCTTCGAGCGCGATCGTCTTGTCTGCTGGTATGAAACCATCAATTTTCATCGGGGATGTCCTTCATTGTCGGGAAAGGGTGGCCGTGACGAGCCCGACACCCGCCACGGCCTAGCGTGCACGCTATTCGCTGTCGGGAGAGGTCTTCTTGGCCATGATCGCCGCATTCTTGGCGACCAGCAGTTTGGCGTAGTGATCGGGGACGGAGGCTTCGACGCCTGCCGCGAACGATTGCTTTTTCAGCCCGTCCGGATAGCCGTCGAAGTCATGGGTTGGGATGATGCGGACGACTGCCATCAGGATACCGCGCGGGTGATCTTGATCGAGCAGTTGTTGGCAGGGCTGCCGCTCGTGTCGATCACGGCCTGGAAGTCCATATTGACCATGACGTCCTGGTTGTTGCCCGGTGTCGCCGCATCGCCGGAGGTCATATAGAGCTTCGGCAGGCTGATCGTGTACTTCTCACCCGAGACCGAGCCGACCGTGAACAACAGCGACGAGGCCGTGTGATTGTCGAGCAGATCGAGCACGGCCTTGTTCTCGAGATACGCCTCGATCGAGCCGGTGACGACATGCTGGCCAAGACCGACGCCAGCCAGAGCCGAGGAGCCGATCTTGTCTTGTGCTCGCAGGTTGTTGTTGAGGTTGAGGCGGATCGAGCGGATCTGCAGCGCCGGGGAGACACCCCCGATCGCAAGGGACGCGAAGTCCGACGAGCAGTTCATCACCGCCTTGGTGTTGCCCGCGGTATAGGTCGCCCCGGAGAGAGCAGCCGCACCAGCCGAGAAATCCCGGCCCATCAGCGTCATGTTGCCGGTGACGATCTGCTTGGCCTGGAAGTTCAGCGTCGTGGTGTTGATCAGGCATCCCTTATAGCGCCGGTAGACATCAGTCGCGCCGGTCTCGAAGGTCTTCTCAAGGGTGAAGGCGTGACGATCACGGCCGTTCTTCAGGACGTCGGACGCCCAGGTGCCGAGCAGCGCGCTTTCCAAGAGGCTGTCGAAAGTCGCATAGGTGAGTTCGAAGTCGAAGCCACCGGAGACCATCTGCCCGACCTTGGTGACGTCGGGGACGTTGCCGTCGGGACGGATTTCGTTGGAGGTGACCGTCTGCTTTTCACCGACGATGGATTCACCGGTAAAGCGGAGGTTCTGGAAGGTCGGAGAGGCGGGAGTCGTGCCTTCCGTCGATTCCGCGACGTAGGCAAGGCGGGTGCCTGAGGTATCTGCAATGCTCATGATGGGTTCCTTTCACCAAAGAAAAGCCCGTCAACCGGGCAGTGCTGCTAGCCGTTATGCTCGTCGCGTTCGAAGGGGATGCAGATGGTTGAAACAAGGAATGGCGGTTCCTCGTCCCGGCCCATCGGGTATGGAATGCGGCAGCGAACGCCGCCGAATGTCTGGTTGCGGTAAAGGTCCATGACCTCGTCTTCGAGGGCGCGGATGCCAGCCGTCCCTGCCCCGCCGGGTGTTGCGATCTGGACAAGAAGAATGCCGACGTTGCGCACCAGGTTGTTGCCGGGATCGCCAAAGCTGATCTGCTGTGCTTCCCCATCGGCGATCTTGAGGCGGATCGACGTGGTGTTGCGGACAAATTCGAAGGTGTGGCCATCGTAGCCAACCTTCATTGTCGGGTGGGTGGAATCCCACGCCGTCTTGAACCGGCCTTCCAGCGCGGCGCGTTCGGTTTCCAGGCTCATCTCAGTTGGCTTTCGAGTTCGGCAAGCGTGAGCGCAACCATCCCGGCCGGCGCCTGCTTCGACCAGCCCGTTTCAAGGCGAGCCGCGTACTGTAATGAATTGGACAGCCAGACCGTGCGATATGGCGGGACCGCGGAGATGATGCCGGTTCCCTTGGTGATGGTGGCCGAGCCTTCCTTGTCGGTTGCATCGGAGACCGATCGATCAGCGGTATCGATCGAGACATTCCAGTTGCCGCGGAAGCGACCGGTGTCGACCGGTGACTTCAAGACCACGCCAGAGAGCGCCTGTATGGCGAGCTTCTGGGTCACTTGCTGCATCAGGTCGTCCGTCAGCTCTTCCGCGAGCTTTTCAAGGCTGAGAGCGAAGTCGAAGGCATTCTGGGCCATCAGTGAACCGCCGCCTTCTCGGTGAAATAGCTGAGATCGACCACACCAAACCTGCCATTCGGCACCCGGACAATCACGACCATCGCCTCGTCAGGGTCGTCCGTCTCGTCACCTTGAGCGTCGAGCATCTGGACCACGTCCAACTGGTCGCCTCCTCGGTGAGCACATGGCTGCGATCAGAGGCTACGGCGACAATGTTGGTCATACCGCGATCACCACATAGAAAGAGCCGGCGCCGACGATATCGCCCGCTGCCTTGATGGTTCTGGCAACCCCGCCGATCGTGACCGTGTCATTTTCCTTCGGGGCGGTCGAAAGCCCTTCGATAAAGATCACCACGTCAGCCGGACCCGCGACATAGTTCGGGAACATATCCTTGATGGTGCTCGCAACACCGCCCTCCACCGTGCCGCCAGTCGCGATCAGCGCGCGCCCGGTGTAGGTGGTGGTCGTGACGCTATAAGCGCCCGTGGTGGCGTCGTAGGCTCCCTGCACGGTGCGGGTAATGGTGCAGGACTTGATGACGTCCGGAAGCTCCTCAGCGACCGCTGTAAAGGCTTCTGCTGCAATGGCGGCAACCGTCGTGCTCATTAGCCTTCCGTCCCTTGATCGGCCGTATTCGCCACATCGATCTTGAGCATTTCCGCAAGACCGAGCGCCGCGATGAAGCGCTCATAGGTGCAGCGGGTGAAAAACCCTTGCTCATCGTCCGTGTAGCCGATGACGAGATCGCGTATCTTGCCCTCACGAGCAAGGGCGAGCGCGTCCTCAAGGATATCGATGACTTCGTGGTCGATTTCCCGGCGCTTTTCCACAAGAGAGATGGCCATCAGACGTTCTCCAGCTTCTCGTTCATGCCCTGATCAGCGTGCCGGAGCCCGACGTCGCGCCTGGCTGGCTATTGGTGAGACCGTAGAGCAGCCCCTCGATGGTCAGATAGCGGTCGCGGGTCGACGCACTTTCCATGTATTCGGTTTCGACTTCTGCCGGACCAGCCTTGACCCTCTTACGCTTGATGGCATTGCCGCGCGGATAGGTTGGCAGCAGGTCTGAGCCACCGAGGCTGAGAATGGTTGCCTCGTATTCGGCTTCCTTGACCTGCTTCGGGACGATGTTGGACGGGATTTCATAACCGTCCTCGTCGATGACGCCGGTTGTGAACGAAGGCGTCAGGAAGTTGACCGGCAAGTCCTGGCTGGATGTCCGCGGCCATGCGAGGGCTTGATCCCGATCGGAGCGAAAACCCTTCCACTTGCCGCGATAGGCGCGATCAAGATACTGGGTCGCCTTGCGCATGGCGGTCTCGACATCATCGTCCGAATAGCTGTTCACGAAGCCGATGGAGTCGGCATACGCCTTGAACTCGGCCAGCGTGGCGTAGTCTTACTCCGCGGTCAGGGCGTTGTATTGGGTCTGCAGTTTGAAGCGGCTGGTCTGCGGATGCGGGGCTCTGCCCGTCGCTTCCTTGATTGCCGCGCGCAGTTCGTCATCGGATAGCGCAACGGGCTTGGATCCGCTCACAATCCCCTTCGGCGCATACACCGCATCGATGATCCTGAAACCAGCGGCGACGAGTTCGGCCTTGCGCTCCGGCGATACCGGATGCGGCTCATAGGCAATCGGCTTTTCAGACATCGTCAGTCCCTTGGCTTGATAAGATGATGACGGGGCCATTGCTGGCCCCGTCACTCGCTCAATTAGTCAGTCGAGATGACGACGCCCGCAAAGTCCTTGTAGGACGTGACGGCCGTGTCCCAGTTGGAACCGGTCGCAAGCGCGGTATCGTTCGGGTTGGCGCCGCCGTTG